ATGCATAGGGGGGGTATATGTCGCGGACCCCCCCCTACCGTTGAACGATCTCGACAGTAGGGAAGGATACCGCATTTGAACGATCTTTGAAACTTTCTTTAGTTACAGCAACGTAAATTCCTAAAACGTTGAGGTCTAGTATTTCATCAATGGCTTCGTTTATGGCCAGGGTTTCATGAAATTCTGTTAATTCATGTGAACTTTTAACAATTCTTGCTAAGTAAGCAGAAGTGTTGTAACCTTTGCCGGTGTCAAATGCAAACCATTGATCCCATTGTGTAAAAGGATTGAATGGATTGTCAAGAGTTGTTAACATTCTTTCTTCTATAACAAACTCTCTATCATCTATAATAGTAATAGTATCATCAGTAGCCATAGCTATCTCCTTATCCTTCAAGGGCGCTGGTCACTGTTGATACAGCTACCCCTAGGGCGTCTGCAATTTCAGATGGCGTGTAGCCTGTTGCTGCCATAGTGCGGGCCCTAGTCATCTTAGTTGGGGTCATTACTGTCCTCTTACGGGGCAGAGCTCTTTCTTTTAGCTTAGCCGTATCGGTATTACCCAGGATGTTTCGTAGTCGGGTAGGGGATACGGCCCCTGCTTGAATTGCTAACCACTCCCGGTCTGTTATGTTAATGGTGGGCTTCTTGGCACCATACTTTGTTCTTGATGCCTCCAAAGCTTGATACTTAATCTTTTTGAGCTGGTCTTCTGTGAGGTGGGGGTTGTCCGCCTTCTTAGCTTTGTATACTTTGTTTGCTGCAATCTGTGCCTTCCTTTCTTTGGGCGCGTTTCTTTCAGCAGCATCCAGCTTCTTCTTTAATGACCGCACCTCGGGGTCAAAAGTTTTAGCAGCAGAGGACGAGTATGGTATGTCTTTTGTACTAAGCATACTCTTTCTTGCTTTGTTAGCTAAGGCCTTTAAACTATTAGAGTGATCAGCATACAGACTCTCCATCTTTGTGCCTGATGATAGCTTGTATGCATCATCTACTTCTGCTAGCTTGTAGCTCTTAGTAGTTCTTTTAACTACCTTACCCTTAGCATTAACATAAGTCTCACCTGTTTCTTCATAGATCTTCTTGCCTGTCTTAGGATCTATCTTATAGTTCTGCTTTCTAACAGGTACCCTTACTGTGGACTTGGCACGAGAGATTAGTGTTGTTGCACCAGCAGTGGATGCACCTTGATACTTCTCTTTTAACTGGCCTATACCATTGTCTATAGCAGACTGCTTATAGTTTAGACCATGCTTTTCAGCATCGATGATTACCATTGAGTGCCTAACTGCACGAGCTATCTCACTTTGAGAGGCACCCCTGATTGTCATGTCTGTTATTAGATTAGATACTTTACCCATCTCCATTTGTTTAGCATGTGGACTTATTGTCTTCATGCCTGGGTAACCTGGGTATGCTGCTTTAGTATCAAAGTCTTTCAATCCAGCCAATGCTTTAGATGTTCTAATGCGACCAGTATTGTTAGGTATAACTAATACTGTATCACCATCAAAGTCTGCTCCAGAAAGAATATTAGCTACTTTAGGATTAATACCAACTGCATCTTTAGCAGCACCTATTAAACCTTTAGCTTCTGCATTCTTATTGTTTACAGTTAGTGTGGGTATCTCAAATGTTCCACCATGGGGATGTCTGATTAGCACTACTGTTTCTCCATTACGAAAGTTAGGAGCATAGACTTCATTGTCTTTAATAGAATTAAACGGCAACAGTACTTGATTGGCTTGTCTTGGTAATGCAGCTGCCTTTAAATGTACAGCTGCAGAATCAGCCGAATCAGCATACGCTTTTAGCAAAGCTTTCTTTACTGTTGGGTTTGTTAAAGACATTATCTCATCGTACTCATCTTGTTTTTGTTTAAGCGCTAATGCTAATTGTTGTTTGGCAAGACCAGTTGATTGTTTTGAAAGGATCTGGGAAGAAAGTGTTCTTGACCAATCAGCCCAAGCGCCTTCTTCACCAGCACCAGGCTTAGCTCCAACCATGTTCAATGCTGATAGTTGTTCTTTTCCATTAGCATCTATATAATGTTTTTGTCTAAGTGTCGATCCAAAAGGATTATCTGGATCATCAGACATTTCTTTATAAACTTCGTTAGCTGGAGTACCTCTTTTTTTAGTAGTATTATAGACCATATCATAGCCAGCAGGAATATCATTAGAGTACATTGCCATACCCTTCATGTAATATTTCCCATCAACGCCAACTCGAACTTGAGCATAACTAGCATCGCCCATATCCAAGTCTTCGACACCTCTACGAATTTCTATAACACCATCTTTATTCCTACCACCTTCTTCATCATAACGAATATAGATTCTACTACTATCAACACTACGAATCGGTTCAAGTCCTAAGAAAGTACGTCCACCGTCTTCTGACCATTCATCAATCAATGAGATTTTATCTCTATTTCTTGATAATTCACCAAACGTAGTGCCTGGAGGACATAAAACTTTTACAGTTGTAAATTTACCTGTTCCTAGTTGAGGAACCTTAAGGTTGTATTCTACATAGCCTTGTTCTTTTAACATTGCGGTGGCAGTTAACAATTTAGTTCTTGCTACACCTAATTGATGTTCTACACCAACACCGATGTCAATATACTTTTTTTTATCAACTGCATCTTTAAGAACTTCGGCTGTCATAGCAGTAGAGGCTGCTTTCTCTTTTAGAGAAGGATCTAAAAGGGAGCGAACAGAAGACTCGTTAATCCCCATTCGCTTCCCTATAGCCACGTTAGAATATCCCTTTGCTTTAAGTCTATATGCTAAGGCCGCATCAGCTGCACGCTTTTCAGCATTAGCTATAGATCTCAATTGCCGCATTTCTCTAGTGTTCATGCCCATGTTAGCGGCTATTTCAGTTTGGGATAAACCTTGTTTTTTTAGATCATTGTAAACACTTAGAAAATCACCACCACTTTGATAGGGTTCTTTTCCAGAGCCCCAAGGATATCGACCTGAGCGACGCAAAATACCATAGTGTTTTATTGTTGCCATGGGTTGTACTCCTCAGATTTGAATTCCTCTATCTTTTTATCAAAGAATATAATTTTCTCCATAATGCGACGAATCGCAATGTGTTCTGGTTCATGTACTATAATTTTACTTGCTTGATAGATTCGCAACTCAATATCTATGTTCTTTGGTAAGTGATCGTATTCTAGACAAAATAACGCAGTGTATACTTCAAGCTGATCCATAGAAACTCTAGATAAACCTGTTTTTAAATCGTGAATGCGTAGTAAATTATTTCTAAAACTAATAGCATCCGCAGTACCAAAAGCGTTATAAGAATAGAAAAGAATTTGTTCGGGCGCCATACGATAACCGATTGCATCATTAACAAACTGATTCAAAGGATTCTTAAGCTTTGGAAGCTTAATACCTAATTGAATCGCTTGTTTTGCAAAATCATGTAAGGCTGTGCCACGAAATTGAGCTTGCGATTTCGCATAGGCATTCCTAAGCTTCTCTTCATCATAATTTAACCAATGATAATTAGAAGCAGATAAGAAAGCGTGGCGATCGATAAGTTCGTAGTGTGGATTAAATTTCATTTTGGATTCATACTCCACATGTGAGCAACAGATAATTCTTCTAAGACGTCGTCTAAATTGCCAGGATAAACAAATCTTGAATATGACATAAGATTTAGTCGTTGTACCCAATACTCTTGATTGGGTTGTCTTGCTGAGTTCCTAGCTCTTTTAACTTCTAAGGCTGCCCAGAACGTAGCTTGTAAAAGTAAAAGATCTGGAAATCCCTGAATATAGTTTGGATCTGTTTTTAAAACTACAGCTCCAGGGAATTCATCTTCCAATTCTCTTATTAATCTGGCTTGAAACCTACTTTCTAATGCCATATTTTTTTTTTCCTTAAAAACAGAAAGAAAATGTAAAAGTCATTCTCCTTCTATTATAGTCTTTGTTATTGGCGCGAGTGAAAATTTATGCTCGTTAAAGTTTTTTTTGTTTGCAATTGCCTTTCTAATTGCCAAATCAATCCACGATGATGACACAATCTTATAATAATATAAGTTAGCGAATGGTGTATTCATTCTATCTATACGTCCAGCCGCTTGAGTCATTATA